ATAGGTCTTGTATCACTAATAACCTCCTCAAAAGTTATACGGTTAAACTTGGAATATTGTTTTCCAAGATTTTCCCATTTTACACTGTTTTCTCCTAGTTTGTCAAGTATTGCTTGCTCAACGGATTCAGCGTTATCTTCAGCTAATATTTCAAATTTAGCGTGATGATAATAAGCCCAGATATTTATAAGAAGTTTTTTCATTTTGAAGTTTTTATTTAAAAAAGGGGCGATTTTATAACCGCCCCTTAATATTTATCGATTACGTTGCGTCTGATCCGAATATGCCTCTTGGATCTGAGAATCCAAATACATATCTTTCTCTAGCTTTGTATCTTACGTTTCCAGTATCAAAGTCACCTTCCATTGAAGTTTTGATAGGTGATCTGTTGAAATGCTTAAGACCGTTAGGTACATCCGTTTTGATAAAGAATTTCTTCGCTGCAGTTAAGTAGTGATTTACTACATATCCACCAGAAATCATTCCCATATTTCTGATTGCGTTGATATCATTATCAGCCGTACCTGTTCTACCAGCAGAATTCATAAGTCTGTCAGCAGTAAATTGAAGAGCTGAAGGAATTACTAATTTAACTCCTTGCGCCGCAATTTTTAGGCCTCTTTCATCAGTGAAAGCCGCGATGTCGATCAACGACTGCTCCAATGAAGTTTCATTAAGCTCAGCAGCTGTTGTTAACTCATTTGAAAATGCACCAGCTAATGTTGGGTGATCTGTAGCACAAAGTGCTTTAGTATCTCCTCCAGCAAAGTTGGCGTCAAATGCGTTATTTAATACCGCTGCGCCTTTGATATTCTTAGTAGACGCCATAGATCTTGCTAACGCTTTTGTATATCTAGACGCTAGTCTGTCATACAAGTTATCTTCGATAGCTTCTTCTGTTATAGCGAATGCTAATGCAATCGTTTCATTTGTGTAACGTGCTGTGAAAGTTTCTTGTGCATCGTCAAACTGAACGCCTTGGCCTTCAGGTTTAACTGCTGCATTAGCGAAACCAGCTAACATTACTTCCTCTTCGAAAGCTCTGTCTGATGATTCCGTGTCGAAAATTTCATTCCACTCGTTAGCATATTGTTTGTACTCAAGTCCAAATAGTGCATTTAGACCTGGCTCTAGTTCTTTAACTAGTTGTGCTCTTGATATTGCCATAGTTAATTGCTCCTATTATGAGTTAGATTTACAAGCCGATGGTGACATTTGAACTATTACGTTCGAATTAACCACTGAGTTGTCATTGTTTGCCGGATCGTTTGCTACTCTTACAATTCTAAACATAGCCGTTGTAGCTGTACCAGTATTTGTAAGTTTGACAGTTGATTGTCCGTACTCACTTGTACCAGCAGTCGCTCCATCTTGTGGATTGAATGTGTAAAGTAATTGTGCTTGAGTTGCCGCTGCAGTACACTTTGTAGTGTATTCTTGCATAGGATTGTCATTCACAAAACCGATTCCGTCGTTACTTCCAGTATTATAGTCCTTAGCGAACGTAGTACTAGCTGCAACTGAGTTTGCGTATGTAGGTTTGCTAGTAGAGTTATCTATATAGAAAGCTCCATTGAACACGCCTAATAGTTTTTGAATGTTGGATGTACTTGTAGCCCAACCTGCGCCACCTGTAATGCCGTCATCCATAGTACCCGCCGCAGCGTCCTGTAGATAACCATCATCACCAGCTGTATGCTGTGGTGAAACCGGATTGTTCTTAAATATACCAACACCTAAACCAGATTTGATCTTGTATTCAGCTTGACCGCCTGTAGCAGGAGTTGATCCTACTGTAGGGGCTTGTCTAAATCCAAAACCAGCTGTTTGATTTGCTGCCATTGTTTTATTTTCCTTGTTTATGTACTGACCCAAATAGGTCAATACGGATTAATGTTAATTTGTTGGACTTAGAAATTGCTAAATAACTATTTCTTAGTACCACCAAAAGTTACACGAGTTTGTCGTTCATTATTGAACGGCATACTAGGGTGCTGTTCCTTCATAAGATTGTTCTCTACTGCTTCTTCTTTGGCGTTGTTCTGTTTTTTATAGTACTCGTCAATTTGAAGCGCAATCTCTTCTGGTATCCTAGCCAGCAATAGGCCGCCCACTCCGATAACTCCAGCGTATTTACCTTCTGTCATCTCTGGATATTGAGTGTCTGGATATTCGTCAGCTCTCACTAACTCCCATCCTTCTCTCAAAGATGATGCTACGTTTTTAGCATCTGATGATCCGAGAATTTCGGATCGTATCCATTGATGTCTGAATCCAGTTGGCGCTGGTGGTGCATCAAGTGAGTTAGGTGGAGACCAAACTTTTTTTGTTTCAGCTTTCGCTCTTGTTTGGCTCGCACGTGAGGTTTTTATTTTATCATTTTCCATATGCTTAGTTTCCTTCCGTGATATTTAATTGTTTTGCATAATCTTCTAGCGGCACACCTAATCTTTTAGCAATTGCTACCTGTGAAGGCGTGAGTTTGACAGTTTTTTTGCGTCCTGTTGAGGCTGAACGTTTAGCCGAGGCTACATTTTGAACTGGTTTAGTTCTTTCAGTAGAATTATCTTCTATCTTATCAAATTTATGGGGAAATTCAACTCTTATTCTTTTGTCAACTTCTTCATAATATTCTTCAGATTTAGGGTCATAACCTTCTGATTCTACAAGTCTTTTATGTATATCAAAAGCCGTATAAGTCATAGCTGAATCGTTACCAAACCAACTATTTTGAGATGCCCAGTCTTCCGCTCTAGGATCAGTAACCACTGATTGAGTAGATCTTTGAGGATTTATCTTAACTTCTTTTTCTTGCACAGGTTTCTCTACTCTAGTTTTTAAAGTATTTAAACGTGCAGCATCCATAGTTAAAGTTGCAATTTGTTCTTGCGCTTTAACTTGACCTTCTACATCTTGAGCTTCAATAGAAGTTTTTAGTGCTTGTTTAGCTGCAACTAAATTACTTGATACTCTATTTTCAAATTCAGAAACATAGGATTTATCTAATTTAGATAATCTTCCTTCTACTTCATCTTTTTGTCTTTTAGTTGATTCAGCAAAAGCTATTGCTTCTTCTTTTTGTCTTTCAGCTTCTCTCATTTTACGAGTTAATTTAGCAATACGTCTTTGAACGCCATCACTATATTCTTTTAACTCATCTTTATCTTCAGATTTTTTTTCAAGTTTAGTTTCTTTTTCGGAAGATTTATCTTCGTCTTGAGTAGGTTGTTCTACTTTTTCAACTTCGATTTTTTCTTCGATAGGTGCTTCAACTTTTTCTGGTTCACCTTTATCATCTAAATTAATTTCAGCACCGACTGTTTCGCCGACATCAATTAATTCTTCAGATGGTTTTTTGTTTTCGTTTTCTGTTGGCATAGTTCCTTCCTATGTTGTTAAATGTAATGAAGAACTGATTCAGGATCACCTATGGTCCCTAACACTTCATCATCGTTTAGTATTCGCACTTCTCCGCCTTCTATTGGTAATCTTGCGCCAGCGTATCTAGCGAACATTACCCAATCTCCTACTTTGCACCAAGGTTCATTAAATTTATCTTTGTCCTTGTATGCAAGATCTCCCATTTTTAAAACATAACCACAAGTGGTTGCGATTCTAGCTTTATCTAATTGTTCTTGAGAGAATAAAATTCCGCCTTTAGTTTTTTCTTTTGGTGTAAAAGGTAAAACTAAAAGTCTATAGCCGACCGGGTTTGGTAATTGGTCTTCTACTTCTTTAATATTATTTTCGTCTAATCTTTTTGCGTGAGGTTCTTCTTTTTTCTCTTGCTCGTATTTTTCTTCAAGTGCCAATTTAATTTTTGGTACTTCCTTTTCCTTTGATGTCGATAACTGTTCCTTGCTCATCTTTTTGCTCCTTTGGTTTTAGCAGGTTAGAGATTTCCTGTAATACTATTTGATAGGCTTGTGCCTGACCTAGTAAATACTTGTATTTTTCATAATTGTCAACCCCACCTGTAATCATTGTATCACCTATTTGTTGTAGGGTAACATTAATTCTTTTTTGTAACTTGTGTATTATTACTAAATCATCCATCTTCTCTCCTTATAATTTAAATTGTTGTAACACTTCTATTTTCTCTTCAGCATTTGCAATTTTTTCTATTAATTTATCTACTTCATCTATGTGTTGAGGATGTTCTCCTATCCCAACAGAATCTTCTAAATAAATTTTAAGTGTAGCATCTGCCTCAAGAATTTGAGCTTCGTATCTAGCTTCAAGAGCATCTAATATTGCTGTTCTCATTTTTTCTTCCTTCTTTTGTTTAAAAGTTTAACTCGTGATTTCCAACACCATTCAGTCATTTTAATAACATAACCTTCAACAAAGGCAATAGCATTGTCTAACTTTCCAAAAAAAGAATATAAAAATTTATCTAGCATTTCCATCTTCTTCGTGCCTGACGGATACGAGAATTTGGATCATTTTTAGTTTTTGCAGATGAGCGTTTTAATTGTCCTGCACTTCTAGCACAGTACGACTTACGTCGATTTGCAGCTTTTGATCCAGATTTTACTTTTCCTGTCACGGCTGTTTTTAGTTTACTTCCAGGGTTTGCGGCTCTGTAAGCTCTTACACCTTTTGCTGTCATTCCAGCTCCAGATTTTGTTGGTCTATAATTAGCGCTTTTACCTTTTGTAGTTCTTCTTATAGCCATTATAACATACCTTTATAATATTTTTTTAAACTAGGGTTTCCTACTTTCACACCACCTAAACTACCAGATATATAACTTCCTTTATAATCTCTCTGTGCTTGTTTGATCATAGAGTTACCTACTGATCCACCTTTAGCTTTTTTATCTCTTTTTGTAAATGTTGAAACGTTGGTTGGTTTACCGCCAGGATTACCGGCTGCTCTTTTTCTGCTGACAGCACTCGCCTTTTGCGAGCTTGTCATCCGTGTGGCTTTTGCAAGTGGGACACACTTTGGATATTTTCTTTTTGAAGAACTTGCAGATTTTCTTCCACAAGGTTGATATTTTCCATTCTTCTTTGGTGCTCCAATATCTACCCATTTTTCATTTACCCATTTCTTTAGATCGCCCATTAGACTTCTATCATTGTAGTCATATCTTCTACAACGATACCACCTTCGCGCATTTTTTTTCTTTTACCTATTTTACCTTTACAAACTTTAGATGCGTACATATTTGCATATGCCGAAGGATATACCTTAAACTTTCTTTTTGCTGCTGCTTTTCCTTTGGGACAAAGTTTAGCCATTATTTTTTCTTTTTGTTTTTAATTCTTTTTAAAAATTCTTTTTTCTTACTTAAACCTAAAGTAGGTTTTATGCTTTTAATAGGTTTAGTTTGTCTTCTCATAACTATTTTATTTCACAACCTCTGCCACGTATAGCTAGACCACCACTTTTAAGACCAACTCTACCGCCTTTTTTATACTCACTACCAGTGTCACTAGCTTTACCTTTAGATTTTTTTCTATAGTCAGACATTCCTGGTCGATTTCCTAAATCTTTTTGCACTTTTCCTTTTGCTCTTTTAAAACGTGCTTTAAATTCATTGTCTACTTTTAAAATTTCTTTAGCTGGAACACCTGCTTTAAAATATTTTTCTTTTATCTTTTCGTGGTGTTCTTTTTGACCTGCAGCAGAATTTCTTTTGTTTTTTGGATTATTAAAAGAATTTTTTAATCTTGCCTTCATTTCATTTTCTGTTACTGGATGATAGGTAGGACCAAACACGGTTTTTTTCATTCTAGATTTAATTGAAGCTTTTCTAGCTTTAGTTCTTTTTTCTCCAGCAGGAGAATTTTTTGTCGCTTCCTTAGCGTCGCCTGTATTGCTTTGTTTAACCATTATTTTTTACTCCTTTTATTTTATTTCACAACCTCTGCCACGTTTAGCTAGTCCACCACTTTTAAGACCAACTCTACCACCTTTTTTCATAAAGCCCATTTTGTTTCTGACTTTAGTAGGTAATTTAGATAAACCTTTTTTACCAGCTGGTACAGGTTTTAAAGCTCTACCACCACTTTTCATTTTAGAAACTTTATCAAAATTAAAATCTCCATCATCTATCATTTTACCAAAACCCATATCTCTATATTCTTTTTTTATTTTGCTTTTTCTCTCTGCTTGTTCGTGTTTAGGATTTTTTTCTCTTTTACCTTTAACTTTGCCACCTTTAGCTTTAAGTTCTCTTACTATTCTAGATTTTTCATTTCTAAGATTTCTTTTACCTTTAGAAGTATCTGCTTTTTCAGCATCTACTCTACCTAATTCTTCTAGTCTGTTCATTCGTTTTGAGTTCATTATTTGCTAGCTCCTTTGGATTCATCTCTTCTAGATTTATAACTTTGTGATTTTGTAGATTCCTTGCCTCTTCTTGCTCCTAAAGATTCGTCAAGTCTATCGTTAGCGCCTTGTTTTTTCGCACCAGATTTTCCATATGGAAATCTTACATTTGATCTTACTCCGTTTTGTCTCATTTTTTTCCTTTTATTTTTTTGATTATTTTTTTAACACCACGAACTTGTTGTTTTCCTGCTGTTTTAACAAATTCTTTAGCTTTTCCCCCTAAAGTTTTTCCTTTGTAATTTCCTTCAAAATTTTTAAATTTTGTTTTTGTTTTTTTTTGATAGTTAGCTCGTCCCATTATTTTTTTCCTCCGTTTCTAAAAATTTGTGTTCCTTTTATACCATAGATACTTGCAACAACCAAGATCCATAAATTTGTAAACCAACTTGGTAGTGCTGCAAAGTGTTCAAAGAAAATATTTACTTTGTCCATCGCACTCGGATCGTCCGATACCACTGCCCAAGCTAAAATTACTATAGGCGCCGAGAGGATTATGAGAACCGCCTCGTCCTTCCAATCTGATTGCCTAGCCTCAAGTAATTTACCTTGGTAAGCTTCCTTACCTTCAGCCATACGAGATGCGTGCATAAGCTGTGCATCTGACATAGCTATTTTCGTCTTCTGTTTGTTAGCGTAAATTTTACTACCCGCAGAAACGGCTAATTTAATTGCCGATAACCACATTTAGTACCACTTAGCTTTAACAGGTTTTTTATCAGCTCTCATTCTTTTAGTTCCTCTAACATCTACTGTTTGAGTTTCTAAAGGATCTGTTGCTTCGATAGTTTTACCGCCTGTTTGGTAACCATCTGCGCCAACGCCAAGTTCTTTTTCGATCTTAACGTCTTTGTTCATAAAAGTCTGACCTCTTTGCCAATCTTTGCTCATAATGTTTCTCCTTGATTATATTATAGTTAATTTTTCTTGAAATTTCTACCAAAATCGTGAATTTTACTAGCATTAGACATCTCTTGTCGTCTAAGACTGTTTTGATTTGATAGAATTGTTTTAGTTAGCGAAGTTTCAGAGCGTAATTCTGCTAAATCTTCGTTTTGCTCGAGTTTATCTTCAGTGTTTTGTTGGTTCATCATAGCTTTCATAGTATCTAAGCTAATTCTACCTTCATCAAACGCAGCTCTAGCTTGATTTTGTCTTGCTTTAAGGTCTAGTTCTCTAGTTTTTAGTTTAATTAGAGGATCTCCACCAAATTCACTGATAACTTTTTGTTCTTCATCCATATAATCTTTAGTTAGCTCTGCAATCAACACAGCTTTTCTAGCATTCATATTTTGTGTCAATTGATTTGCTTGTTGAACAAGCTGTTGATTATTAGGATTTTGTTGTAACTGCATTTGCATTTGTCTTGCTTGAATTAATTCCTCTTTAAACTCTAATTGAATTTGTTCTTGAGACATTAAACTAATTCTTTCCAAAATATTTTTTTGTAATGCACCCATAACCATAGGATTGTTTTGTACAGTGTTAGATTTCATAAAGTTTAAATGTGAATCAATATGTGCTTTGTGATCTTGTCCTTGAAAGGCTTGAAAAGGTTTACCTGCCAACGCTGCAATTTCTTCCATACTCGGATCAATCGGAGTAGGTTGTGCTGGTGGGGGTAAAATTGATGCAATATTTTTTACTCCTAAAGCTTCGTACATAGACCTATACGCTTGGTATAGGTTATGTAGTTGAGGATTCGATTGCGCTAATTGAAGTTGTGATTGCGCCATCGAAATTCTTTGAGTTTGTGAAAATATATTTGGATCTGCAACCGGTAGAATATCTATTCTATCATCAAAGTCTGAGACCTTAACATTTCTAGCAGCACCGGGTACATCGTAAGGATATACAGGTGGTAGATATGTTTTAAATACATTCGCTAATAATTTAAATTCTTGTTTAAGTCCTACATACAATCTTTTGTGTATGGCTGACATTACACGTGAACCACGTTCCAATAACGCTACAGTCGTACCCACTGCAGCTTGTTGGTTCATATCGCCTACTTGCATATCAGCGATAGCCGCGAAACGCTGACCAGCTGATACTACAACACCCATTAATTGTAATAATGTTTGATCAGGACCTTTGAAAGGTAAAGTCATAAACTGATCTTTAATGTTTCCACCAGGTGCATCTACATCTCTAAACTCACCAGGTTGTAAGGGTTGTGCATCATCTCTAATTCTAATACCACGAGATTTAAATCCAGCGGGTAAATTAGCTAAAGTTCCAGCATCAAGTAATTGTCTTAACGCAGCTGTAGCTGTTCTTGTTAAACCACCAATCATATGAATTAAACCAAAGCCATAAAAACCAGTACCTGGTAAAAATTTAAACTGAACAAAGTAATTAATTTTTTTCATTGATGTATCACCTTGATTGTAGTTTCTTCTAATTGATAAAACAGTTTGATTGGATTCAGCTATTGTTATGACGTAAGGAAGTTTAATACCTGTTTCTTCTCCATCTTCACCCATATTTTCATAACCTTCTAAATCTAAATTTGTATGAATTTCTAATAAAGTGTATTGATCTTCTTGACCATCTTTTTGAATTCCTTCAAGTTCTAATTTTTTATCTTGTAATTCGTTTTGAGTTACAGGGGGCGAACCTAATTCAACATCTCTGTAAAATCCTGCAACTTGTTGTTTTCTTAATTCATTCTCTGAAATTTTAATAACGTGAATAACCGCTTCTGCGTCATCTAAAGAGTTAGCTGAGTAAGGTACAATTAAATCATCTGCCGGTACAAATTTAGAAACGGCTCTACCTAAAAGGTCGTCATAATAAACTTTCTTAAAGGTAGAACCGGACAGGGGTAGATAGAAAAGCATTTGGTCAAACTCTGGTTCATATTCTTTCATCTGATCCATAATTTGATAATTCATAAAATCTCTTACACGGTGTGCTTGATCTTGTTTCTCTGGAGATGTAGCTCCTAAAATTTGCGTTCTTACTGGACCGTCGGCTGGTAATAATTCTTTATAAGCTTGCGCTTGAAATTGTGTAACTGCTTCTGCAAGAACTGGATGATTAACACCACTAGCTCCTCTGAAAGGTTCTGTTCTTCTCTCATATTTAAATCCTAATAGTTCTAAACCTTCTCTATAAGATTGTTCCCAATCTCCTCTAGATTCTTTGTAATCTGTGTATTGATCAAATAATTTATTTCCTAATGGAGATAAAACTCCATCGTCTAATGATTCAGCTAAGTTAGCAAAATGATCTTGAGCCATTGATGGGTCAAGTGCATTTGGATCAAAAGATACTTCAGCACCACCTTCGTCATCCATTGTTACTTCTACGTCTTCTGATTTTTGAACAATGTCTTCGTTAGGTGTTTCTACTTCAGTTACTTCTGTTTCTTTGAATTCTTCGTCGCTTACAGATTGATTCGGTAAAGCGTCATCTATTTCTGCCATATTTATCCTTTTAGTTTAAACATTGTTGCAAGTCCACCTTTTTTAAATCCTACTCTGCCACCTTTTGAAAAATTTTTTTTAAATCTTATTTTAAATTCAGGGTCACCTGTTTCTATATTATATGTCATAGTTCCACCAATACCTTCACCATCTTTGTTGAAACCCATTCCAACGTTCCTATCTTTATAGCCACCTTCACCTAAAAATAATTCTTCATTATCTTTTTCAACTTTAGATCTATCTTTACCATATCCATAACTTGCGAGAATGTCTATTTTTTCAGATATAGGTATATCTGCTCTTACAATAGCATTAATTGATTCATTATCCATTGTAATACCTTTTGGTGCACCTTGTATCTGTTGTTTACCAGATTTAGATCCTGAAGCTTTAACATCAATCATATCTAAAAAACTTTTTGCATCTATTTTACCACCTTCTTTAAATTGTGCATAACGAGGAGTACCACTTTTTCCACCATAACCCATAACACCTCCATCTTTAGAAGAACCTGAAAAAGTTGAGCCTTTACCTGGATCTGAAGCATATTCTTGAGCACTTGATGCTCCATCATATCTTCCACCGGTCATTGCATTTTGTCTATCTCTTGATGCTTTAGATTGAGACGCGTATGCTGCATCCAATATTGATTGTTGTCTACCTTGTTCGTCAGCTAATTCTTTTTTTGCTCTATCAAGTTTTGCTTGTTGAAATTTTGAACGAGTTTTATAACTCATCATTTTTTCTATGTATTTTTCTAATGATAATTCATAATCATTTGTTCCAAAACCTGATGTAACATTTTTACCAGATAATACTGAACCCAGTCCATACTTATTACCATTTATCATTGATAAACCATCTGTAAATTTTAAATTATCAGACGTTCCAGTAATTCTTGTTCCTGTTTGTCCTTTTAAAGAATTTATTTGACCTTGAAGATTAGAATTATAATTTGATGATCCAGGACTTAAAGGATTTCTTGTATTAACTAGAGAAGATACAAAACCTAAAGGATTATTATTTTTTAACATATTAAAAGCATCCATACCTAATTTTCCAGCTTTACCTATACCAGCACTTGCTAAATCTCTTGCTTTACCAAACATAGTTTGTTGTGGTGTTATACGATCAAAAGGTAATTGTGCTTGTTCATCTGCTGTCAATGCATCGACATCATTGTAATTATAAGAATCATTAAAATTAGTTCTTGAGATTGCGTCTGCGGGTTCAGGGGTCATATTATAATGTTCCCCGGCCTCATAATCACTTAAATATCCAGCTTTTGTTGAAGACCCAGGATTAATATTCATTCCTCTTTCATTAGCTTTGTTAGCAAAATAACCAAAAATTCCACCTTGATCAGCTACGTCTGGTCTAAAATCATATTTGTTTCCCGTAAAATTATATTGTCCTGTATCAGGATCTAAATTATAATTCATTCTTCCTGTTTGTGTTGCATTTCCAAATTGAGATGGAGATATTTCTCCGCTTAAGTATCTAGACATCATTCCATCTAAATCAGGAAAAGCTGTATTAGAAGGTTGTTTTGGATCATAGTCTTGATAACCGATTGTGCCTTTTTGTGTACCTTGATTTGATATTATGTCCATTATATTTTTATCCATATTAGAAGATCTATAATCAGTACCTGCAAAAAAAGTTCCAAGGGGAGCAACTCTAGATCCTATATCAAAAGCAAAATTGTTTGCTTCCGGAATCATCTGATTCATCTCTGTATCTGGGTCTTGAATGTTTTGTAAATTTCTATTAATTATATTCTCAACAGCCATTATACTAATCCCCCGTCCGCGAATCTTGTTGCTGGTTTAGCTGACAATTCTAAAATTTTACTTATGTAGTTTTCCCAAAAAGACATATCGTATTTAATGTTATTCATTTCTAAAT